ACCTGGCGATTGGCTATTATTTCGTGTGACGGGGACCACGCGGCGCGTGAAACGGTTCGAGATCACTCGCGGTGGATCATGTCCCGGACCGCAGAGATAGAACCGAACGAGTATATCCGCCTGCTGGCGCAGGCGTATAGTGCCGTTGGCTCGGTTTACGGGGCCACCGATTAACCACACGTAATCGCCGCCGAGCGCGGCACCGACCGCCAGCGGTTCCTGGCGGGGTAACAGAACACGGAGATACGAAAATGGCTATCGCACACAGCAGATACAACGACAATGAATACTGGATCGCTTATGACGGCGAGATGACCGACAAACAGGTCAAGAGACTGCTTGACGCGAACTACGCGTCCTGCCACGACGCCCTTTACGAAATCGTGCGTGAAGAGGCAGACGCGACCCATACCAACACAGACGAGGACCTTGAAATCGTCTCCGACTATCAGCGCGAATACGAACACGTCGAGCTGGTCAGGGTGATATTCGACCGCTAACGACTTCTCGCCCGCCGTGGCTCCGTATGGGCCTAAATCCTGGTCCCGCTCAGAGATGAGCGTCCACGGCGGGCGGCCAACAACAAGCCGCCGAGCGCGGCAGAATGGAGCAGCAATGAACACATATAAGATAGAGGGCAAATCAACTCAGACCGCAAAGACAGCGATAGACGCCGTTCGGCAATCCATCCGAGACAGGTACGCGCCGAACGAGCGCGACCTGCTGAGGCATTGGCGAGTCGAGGACGCCAATCTGACGTTTGAGGGCTGGCAGTATTTCACTCTCTATTACAAGGGCAAAATCAGCGGCCAGATTCGAGTTAAGCAAATCAACTAGTTGCCGCCGAGCGCGGCACGGAGGAAAAGCCATGACGACATTCCAGCGCCTGCGGGCGCTTGTCAAAGAGTGGCGGACGTTCGATCAATTCCCGCCCGAGATCCCGGAGCACCAGCGAGCGGCGATGAAACTGGCCGCTTACGCCTGCGCGGAAGATTTGCAGGAAGTTTTAGACGAGATCCGAAATCAGCGCCGCGCAGCCGGACAGGTTGGAGGCTCTCGCAGATCGAGAGCCAAAATGATCGCCAGCAGGCGCAACGCCTCCCGCCCACGGAAAAAGGCCGCTGAATAAGCGGCCTCTCTTTTTTTTGCCCGCCTGACACTAAAACCCGCCTAATCTCTACAATTCAATCCGTGAATTACTGTTATTGCGGTGATCCTGGCTGCGCCCGCTGGCGATCGCTTGCAGGACACAACACGGAGGAAGTCATGGAACTGCTCAAATCAATCACCGCGTCCGTATTGCGGAAACTCCTTTTCGGCGCGGGCGTCGTCCTCGTGGAGCGGGGATGGGTGTCTGAGTCCGATTGGGCTCTCCTGCTCGGCGGGCTGATCACTGGCGTCTCGTCTGTCCTGTGGGGCGTATTCCAGAAGTACGGAACCTGGATCAAGATGCAAGTCGCTCTCAAACTGCCTGCGGGATCGACCGTGGAGGACGTGGCCGAAGTTGCCAGTCATAAAGGCCGTTCGGCTCGCATCTGGACAATCATCGGCCTGCTGATCCTGTTCCCGGCTGCGTTCGCCGCGCAGGGCTGCTCCACTGACCAGCAGACGAAAACCGAAGAGGCGATCCGCAAAATCTACATCGGGCTCCAGGGGGCGTCAGCCGGAATCGAAACCGTCCATCAGGCGGGAAAGATCGATGATGCCTCCGCGCTCAATGGATACAAGGCGCTCAATCAGGTCGGGCTCAGTGTCAAGCTGTTCAAGGAAAGGGTCAGGTCGTTGGATACGATCACGGTTGAGAATAAGGTGCAACTGTACCCGCTGCTCGACGCGCTGATCTCAGATATTGAGAAAGCCCGCGCCGCCGGTCTGATCAACATCCCGCGTGATCAGGTCGCAAGCATTGAAATCTATTACGAGATGGCGAAGTCCGGCGCTCTAACCCTTCAGGGTGTCGTGAAGGCAATCAAGAAACCCGTCAAGGTGGGATCGCTCCCCGCCTTCGCTAATTAAGGAGGTGATCCAATGCCCGCACCGAACGAAGATGTCCTTCTGGCCTTCAAACTCTACAACCTTGCGGCTCAGACACTGCTCCGCATTGTCGAGTCTGCCGGGACCACGATCGAGGAAGTCCGCGCCGCCGTTGACGTGGAGGAAGCGGCCTTCTTTGACCAGAACAATGCTCGCATCGCGGCTTTGACTGCCCCCGATGCCCCGACAAACGGCTGACGCCGTTACAAGTGGCCTGCCTGATCACCGGCAAAGATTGACTGAGGTCGGCTTTCCGGGGGCGTCGGTCAGGCAGGTCATAAAATCTTCTGGTGCCTCAAGGTTGAAATGACACAGATGAGAGTTTTGAGAATCCGTGAAATCATCCTCGCAGGCGCTTTTCTAATTTCCGTATGGGGGGCATATCCCGCACTTGGTCAGCCAACCGACCGCGAATATGACCGGCTCGAATCCCGCGTAAACCGGATCGACGATCAAATCACCGGCGGCGCTATCGAACTCGAAAGGCGGCTCTCCTCGATCGAATCAAACCAGCGGGAAATCAACGGCAGCATCAGCAATCTGGTCAAGCTCGGCATGGGTATCCTCGCCTCTGTGACCGGGCTGATTATTCAGTCTCTTTGGGGGCTGATCGTTGGCAGGCGCAACGCGAACAATGGCAAATAAGCTCACCCATAAGCAGGAACTGTTCGTTAATGCGTATCTCGGTGAAGCTAAAGGAAATGCGACCGAGGCGGCAAGGCTGGCCGGGTACAACGGGAACGATGTAACGCTGGGTCAGGTTGGGGCCGAAAACCTCAAAAAACCTCAAATAGCCGAACTGATTGAAAAGCGGACATCTGAGGCAGCAATGAGCGCAACGGAAGTTCTGCAAAAGCTCTCCGAGATAGCCAACCGGGAACGCTCGGACATTGCAACGCGGGATCAGATCAAGGCGCTGGAACTGCTCGGACGCCATCACAAGTTATTCACTGACCGAGTTGAGCATAAGCTGACCGGTGAAATCGAATTACAGTGGTCGGATGCTGGCACAAGCGACTAAAAAACAAGTAGTTAAGCTCCCGCCTCTGCATCAGGCTCAAAGGCAGATCGCAAGCGGGGCGGCTCGATTTAACGTCATCGCCTGTGGGCGGCGATGGGGAAAAACCAAGCTCGGTCAGCATCGCCTCTTTGAAAAAGCGCTGACAGGGCGTCCGGTCGCGTGGTTTTCCCCGACTTACAAGATGCTTGCCGATGTCTTCCGCGAAATGCGGCAGACCCTTCATCCTCTGACCTCTCACATCAACGCACAGGAACACAGAATCCAGACGGTCAACGGCGGCGTCATCGATATGTGGTCGCTGGACCAGCCGGACAGCGCCCGAGGTCGGAAGTATGCCCGGATCGTGATCGATGAGGCGGCGATGATTGTCAAGCTCGGGGAAGCGTGGCAGGCCGTTATCCGTCCGACGCTCACGGACTTTCGGGGCGATGCTTATCTTCTCAGCACGCCGAAGGGCCGTAATTTCTTTTGGCAGAGCTTTGAGAGAGGCAACGATCCGGCGCTGGATGACTGGAAATGCTGGCAGATGCCCACAACGGCCAATCCCTTCATCGATCCCGCCGAAGTCGAGCAGGCGCGGAAGGAACTGCCGGACAGGATATTCCGGCAGGAATACTTAGCCGAATTTCTGGACGATGGCGGCGGGGTGTTTCGGTTCGTGGCTGAGTCGGCAACCGCTCAGGCTCAGGATGAAGCGATTCCCGGACATCAGTATGTCGTCGGGGCCGATTGGGGCCGGTCGAACGACTACACAGTTTTCACCGTGATCGACCTGACATCCCGCGAAGTGGTGAGGGTGGACCGCTCGAATCAGGTGGAATACTCCCTGCAACGCTCCCGAATGATGGGACTGTTCCAAAAGTTTCGACCGTCTCTAATTATCGCTGAGACAAATTCAATGGGTCAGCCGATCATCGAACAGTTGCAGCGTGACGGCTTGCCGGTCTGGGGATTTACGACCACGAACGCGACCAAAGCGAAAGCAGTTGACGATCTGGCGCTTGCCTTCGAGCAGGGCTCAATCAGGCTGATCCCTGATCCGATACTGATCGCGGAACTTCAGGCTTTCGAGGGGGAGCGTCTTCCGTCGGGGCTGATCCGATATGCCGCGCCCGAAGGGATGCACGATGATTGCGTGATGTCGCTTTTAATGGGCTGGCAGGGCGCGATTATGGGAGGGCTCGGCAATGCGTACTAATCCACCTGACAGGCCAACGCTGATCGATCCCAGGTTCGCCCGGTTCGTTGAGCGGATCATCCCATTCAATGAGTTCAGCCAATTCGGGGAAGACGCGATCATCAAGGCAATCTTCGATGTTGTGGGCTCGGTCAATAAATGGGCGCTCGAGGTCGGGGCGCACAATGGGATATTCATGTCCAATACGCGTCGGCTGATTCTGAATGAGAATTGGGGCGCGGTCCTGATCGAAGCCGACGATGAGCAGTTCCACCACTTAGCGAAACTCTACGCGGATAATGACCGCGTGTTCACGGTCAACAGGTTTGTCAATTCCGTGAACACGCTGGACTCGATTATTGACATCATCGGCGTTCATCCGGGGATGGATTTGCTGGTTATTGACATCGACGGGCAAGATTATTGGGCGCTGATGGACCTTCAGGCAACGCCCCGCGTCCTAATGGTCGAGTTCGATCCAAACCCGAAGAATGATGAGTTCATCCCCGGTCGTGACGGGGAAGGGCAGGCGGGGCGCTCGGCAATCATAGAGTTATTAAAGCACAAGGGATATATCCCCGTCTGCTCCACGCTGGTCAACGCAATCGCCATCCGGGGCGATCTACTGGAAAGATTCGAGCGATGGCTGACACAGGAATAATCAACAGAATCAAAGCGGCGGCGCGTGGTTTCGTCTACCCGAACTCGATGACGTGGAGCGGGCGCGGATCGTGGCTCTCCGTTGCTCCACGGTCATTCCCGTACTGGAACACTGACCCGATGGACAACTCTGCCGTGGTCAACACGCTGGCGTGGATTACGCGGAACTTCGGTCAGGCTGAGTTTCAGGTGTATCGGCAGCGCAGGGACGGGGAAGAGGAAGAGATAGTCAATCACCCGCTTCAGCGGCTGATCGAACGTCCGAATCCGTTTTATGGCGGTCAAACCCTGTGGGCGGCAACGCTCGCCAGCTACCACCTCGACGGCAATGCCTATTGGTTGAAGGTCCGCAATGCTCGCGGCTTCGGCGTCACGACCGAACTCTGGTATGAGCCGCATTGGAATATCTCCCCGCATTGGCCGGAGGATGGGTCAGCCTATATTGACTATTACGAGCGCCACATCAACGGACAGACGCAACAAATCCCTGTGGAAAATGTTGTCCATTTCCGCAATGGGATGAATCCAAGTAATACACGCAAGGGACTTGCCCCGCTTCGCTCCGCTCTGCTTCAGGTGTTCACTGATCAGGAAGTCAGCCTCTGGGTTGCCGCTCTGTGTCGGAATATGGCGATCCCCGGCGTAATGGTGAATCCGACTGAAGCAATCGGGATGACGCCGGAAAAAGCGGAACAGATCAAGCAGGTCTGGAAACGGAAATTCGGCGGCGATAACCGAGGCGAACCGCTGATCCTGGATTTCCCGGCGGCGGTAGAAGTCCTCGGCTTTGATCCAAAGCAGATGGATTTCGCTGCGATTCATCATCTGGCAGAGTCGCGCATTGCCGGGGCGCTCGGCGTCCCGCCTCAGTTGACATTTTTGGATGTGGCGAACGAGTCAAGCTCATACAACAATCTGACTACGTTCGAGCGCATCGGATGGGAGCAGTCCCTGATCCCGGCATACGAGAATTTCGAGGATACGATTGATTCTCAGTTATTGCCGGATTTCGAGGCTGACCCGCTGGCACGCGGGATCTTCACGGAGTTCGATACTTCGGATGTCCGGGCGCTGAAAGAGGACCAAAACCAGAAGGAACAGCGGGCGCGTGAAGCATGGACCTCCGGCCTGATCACGATGAATGAGGCGAGGGAAGCTCTCGGCTATCTCCCTGACCCGTCCGGCGATTTCTATTTCCTGCCGTCCAATGGCCGTCCGGCTCTGTCCTCAACGGCAATGGACCGCGCCGCGCAGGAAATCTCAGATCCTTCGACCACTCCTCCTCCTGTTGGGCAGGACGACGCGCCGGACTCGCAGCCGAAACGCCTCCTGCCCGCTTTTTTTTTGACCAAAGCGGTGGAATGGGAAGGGATGAATTTGAGGCGTGAGCCTTCGGACCTCGAGAAGCTGATCGACATTAAACAGATCGCGGAGGCGATGGCGAAGGGTGAAGCGGAAACAAGGGGCTATCTGCTCGGACTGCGGGATCGCTGGATTTCGGAACTGCTGGACGAGTTTGACGACCTCGATCCGGCTGACTTCCCGGCTGTGACCGTGGAGCCGACGGAGAAGGACAGATCGATCTTTTCCGCGATCCTGACCGCCTTATTCGTGGCCGGAGCAGGGCTGATCGTGAGGGAGCTGGCGCTTCAACAGGGTGGGGGCGGCAGCGGCGATCAGCCACAAGCAGACGCGGACGCCGGGGGGATGTCCCGCCTCGCTTCGGCCACACTCTCCCGTCTCGCCAATGACGTAGCGGCGCGGGCGATTTCTTCAGCGGTCCAGGCTGTAACGCTCGGTGTGGCTATCGCTGAGAGGATCAGGGCCGATTTTGACGGAGGATCAACCGCTTATGTTGACCGGGCCGCGCAAGGGTCAACGAACGCGGCGATTGCTCGGGGCCGTGAGGCCGAAATCCGGGCGCGTGGGGTTGAGTTAATCGTCTATTCCGCCGTTCTGGACTCCGGGACTTGTGAGCCGTGCGGTGAGGTGGACGGTGTGACGGGCAAGATTGACGAGATCCCGGCTGTGCCGAATCCGGCCTGCCTCGGCGGGTCAAATTGCCGCTGCGTCCATATTCCGATAATCGCACTGTGATGAAATATCAGATTTTACAAGGCGACTGCCGCGAGACGCTGGCGACAATGCCGGACGAGTCAGTGAATTGCGTGGTTACGTCGCCGCCTTACTTTGGGTTAAGGGATTATGGGACAGCGCAGTGGGAAGGCGGGAGTAATGAGTGCGACCATTCGCAGGACATTAAATCGAGAGGGTCTAAATCAACATTAAAAAACGATGGTAGGCCAGTCGAGCAAGTGGGGTGGAATACCGCCGATTATGGGGCGCATACGTCTTATTACAAGCATGTCTGCCGCAAATGCGGCGCACGTCGGATAGACCAGCAAATCGGCCTTGAGCAGACGCCGGACGAGTACGTGGCGCAGATGGTGAGCGTCTTCAGAGAAGTGCGGCGCGTGCTGCGGAGCGACGGGACGCTGTGGCTGAATCTTGGGGATAGTTATGCTGGAAGCAATATGACGGGCGGGAATAACGGCATTAATGCTAGTGGTGGTGAAAATGGCTTTAAGATGCAACGCCAATTTAAGCGGTCGCAGTATCTTGGCAATCTCAAATCCAAAGACCTCATCGGCATACCGTGGCGCGTGGCCTTCGCGCTGCAAGCCGATGGTTGGTGGTTAAGGCAGGACATAATTTGGGCGAAGCCCAACCCGATGCCGGAGAGCGTCAAGGATCGCTGCACGAAGGCGCATGAGTACATCTTCCTGCTGAGTAAGAGCGCGAAGTATTGGTATGACGCGGATGCGGTGATGGAGCCGGTTACAAAATCAACGCTTGAGCGTTTGTCACAACCAACCATCGCTCTACAAAAAGGTTCCGCAAGAGTGCCGGGTAAAACCAATGGAAACATGAAAGCAGTAGGAACTATAGACACTCGCAACCGCCGCTCCGTCTGGACTGTCAGCACGAAGCCTTACAGCGAGGCGCACTTCGCTACCTTCCCGCCCGACCTCATTGAGCCTTGCATCTTGGCGGGCTGTCCCGAAGGCGGGACTGTGCTTGACCCGTTCGGCGGCAGTGGCGCAACGGCGATGGTTGCGCTGAAGCACAGGCGCAACGCGATTCTGTGCGAGCTGAATCCTGAGTATATCGAGTTGATACATAAGCGGTGCGCAAAGGTGCAGCCGCTTTTGATGACAGCGTGACACTAAATCATTGATTTTCGTTAAAAAGGGGTCGTGATGAACGAGGCCAGACCAATCAAGGCAGACGAGATCCGGCGAATGACCGTTCCGTTTGAGGTCAAATCCGTGAAGATGGCGGAGGGTGAATCCTCCTATGCGGGTGAGATCGAGGGCTATGCAGCCGGAATCCACAACATTGACCGCGCTGGAGATATGATCCTCCCCGGCGCGTTCGCTGCTGATCTGCCCCGTTTCCTGTCTGAGGGCGTCGTCTGCTGGCAACACGATTGGGCGGACCCGATCGGAGCGCCGGTCGAGGCGCGGGAGGACAGTTTCGGCCTGTGGACAAAGAGCCGGATATCCAAGACGACCCGCGGCATGGACGTGATGACGCTGATCAAGGATGGCGTGGTCAAGAAAATGAGCATCGGCTATAGCGTCCAGGATTATGAATCGGTCAACAGGTCCGGTCTGATGAGCTATCTGGCCGGGACCACATTAGCGGAAGAGCGCAAGGCCGGAATCCTTGCTGCCTTCGATGAGATGGACATCGGATTCCTCTTCCTGCTGAAGAAGATCAAGTTATACGAATATTCGCCCGTTTCCATTCCGGCGAATCCGAACGCAATGATAACGGACGCCAAGTCGCTGACCGGCTTGACGTTCGCGCAACACTCCGAAGCGGTGCTGACTGCCGTCGAGGGATTACGGGAGCGGATCGCGGAAATCACCGCGCTGCGCTCAGAGCAGGGGCGAAAGGCCAATCCGGCGCACCTGGAGTTGATCGACAATCTGTCCGATCGCTGCGCCAGTGTGATCACGGAGCTGCATCGAATGACCGAGGCGCTGAAGCCGGAAGATCCGGCAGATGACCAGAAGGCAATCGAGGCGCAGGCCGCATTCGCTCAGTTTTTAAGACTTCAAGCACAACAGTTAGGAGTGAAAATATGACGAAACTTCAAGAGTTGATCCTGAAGCGTCAGAAGCTGGCCGACGATCAGAAAGCCGCTTTCGATGCTTTCAAGGATGTTTCTGAGATCCCCGAGGACAAGCTCGCGGAGATCAAAAGCCGCAATGACGAGATTTCCACGCTCGACGCGGACATCAAGAAACTGACCGACATCGAAGAGATGAAGAAGGGCGCATCCACCGCGATGGTCCACGCGACCGGCGAAACGAAGCCGACCGAGGCGACGAAAAACGTCAGGGTCGAGTTTCCCCGCGTCAGCTCAGTCAAAAACTTTCGTGGTGAGCAGGGAGGCCGCAAGGCCGATGAGCGTGCTTTCCGCTTCGGCAAATGGTTCAAGGGCGTCATCGTCGGTGATCCCGCTTCCAAGCAGTGGTGCGTGGACAACGGCATCGACATCAAGGCGCACAGCGAAGGGACGAACTATCTCGGTGGTTATCTCGTGCCGCCCGAGTTCTCGAATGACATCATCGATCTCCGTGAGCAATACGGCGTTGCCCGTCAGGTGACGCGGGTCGTGGCGATGGGATCGGACACGCTGTCGATTCCGCGCCGGACTGGTGGGCTGACCGCCTACTTCGTCGGTGAAGCAACCGCGATCACGGAATCGAGCAAATCCTGGGATCAGGTCAATCTCGTCGCTCGCAAGCTCGGCGTGCTGTCCCTGTGGTCAAGCGAGCTGAACGAAGACGCGATGGTCAACATCGGTGACGATCTGGCCGGCGAAATCGCCTACGCCTTCGCCAACAAAGAGGATCAGTGCTTCTTCAACGGCGACGGAACCAGCACATACGGGACCATCACCGGCGTCAGGCAGCGACTCGAAGACGTGTTCACGACCTCGGGCGGCACTGGCCTGATCGTGGGCGCGGGCAATGCCTACAGCGAATTGACGCTGGCGAACTTCCACAGCGTTCTCGGCGCTCTGCCGCTCTACGCTCGGACGGGCGCGGTGTGGGTCGTCTCTGCGACGTTCTACGACACCGTGATGCACAGCCTCCAGACGGCGGCGGGTGGTAACACCGTGGTCGATATCGCCAACGGCGGGCAGCAGAGATTCCTCGGCTATCCGGTCGTGCTGTCTCAGGTCATGCCGACAACTGCGGGCAACTCGCAGATCTGCGCCCTGCTCGGGAACTTCCGGCTCGGCTCGACTCTCGGCGATCGCCGGATGCTGACGCTGGCCCTGTCCTCGGATTACAAATTCGCGGAAGACCAGCTCGCCATCCGTGGAACTGAGCGTTTCGACATCAACATTCACGACGTGGGCGCGACCGGAACAGCCGGACCGATCGTCGGTCTGATCACCGCTTCGAGCTAATAGGGAGGTAAATAGACAATGAGACATCTTCAACAGAAGCGCACGCTCCTGATCGCTCCGGTGGATTCGACCAACGGCGAAACCAACACGGCGAATCTGGACTGCAAGGGACAGAATTTCGTGGAGATCGATGTCCAGATCGGCGCCTTCGCTGGTGGCACTAACGGCGTTTCGCCGCTGGTCTGCAAGCTGTCGGAATCGGATGATACGGTCGTCACGAACTTCGCGGACATCTCCGGCGCATCGGCGGCTTCGTCCATCACCGCGTCCGGGAACTGCCGCTTTTTCGTGGACCTGAAGGCCCGGAAACGCTATCTGAGGCTGACGTTCTCGCCGGCCACGGCCAGCACGAACAGCTCGACGATCGTCACGGCCATCGCCCGATTCAACCAGTCCGATGCCGCTCCGGCTTCGACCAGTGCATTCGGTGATACGGTCGTCAAGATCGTCTGACCATAACCGGGAGGGCGGCTCCGGTCGTCCTCCCCTTAAATTTCATTTGACGCCATGAAATTAAATCTCGGCTCCGGGCATCAGAAGATCCCCGGATTTACAAACATTGACCGCTCACTCGGCACTGAAGCGTATCCCCTGACGGATTATGCCGATGGCTCGGTGGAAGAGGTTAGGGCATCACACGTACTTGAGCATTTCCCACATGCGGAAGTGCCGCGGGTGATCGCTGAATGGGTCCGGGTACTCAAGCCCGGTGGTTATTTGAAAATCGCGGTCCCTGATGTCCAGTGGATCACGGCCAACCTTCACAGAACGGACCTTCCGATCGAGGGCTTTCTGATGGGGGGCCAGACGGACGAGAGCGATTACCACAAGAGCATCTTCGATGAGAGGAAGCTCACGCGGTTGATGCTCAACGCCGGACTGGTCGATCTGGAGAAGTGGCAATCCGAAATCTCGGACGCTGCATCACAGCCGGTCAGTCTGAACTTGATGGGCCGAAAGCCGACAGAAGGCGAGGCGCCGCAGGTGCTGGAGGTCAAGGCGAAGATCGCGGCCATCGGCTCCGTTCCCCGGCTCGGCTGGCAGGCTCATTTCGGGGCTCTGTGGAAGGCGCTCAATACCGAAGAATGGAGCATTCCATTCTGGAAATTCGGCGGGGCGTTTTGGGAGCAGGGAATGACGAAGGGATTGCAGAAAGCCGTGGATGATGGGCTGGATTGGGTGATCGCTGTCGATTACGACACGCTTTGCGACCAGAAGGACATCAAGGAATTGATCACCCTGGCGGCGATGTACCCGGAGGCGGATGTCATCGTACCGTGGCAGGTCAGGCGCGGCGGGGATGGTCGGTATTTGTTCACGATCGCGGACGCCAACGGCAACGCCCGGCATTCGGCCACGTATGACGAATTCGAGCAGGATCTGACGCCAATCACAACGGGTCATTTCGGCCTGACGTTGATCAAGGTGGACATCCTGAAGAAGATGGAAAAGCCATGGCTTTGCTCTTTCCCGAATCCCGAGAATGGCGAATGGGACGACAAGCGGACGGACGCCGACATCCACTTCTGGCGCCAGCTTCAGAAAGCCGGTGGTCGCGCCTACATCGCCAACAATGTCCGGGTCGGTCACGTGGAAGAAGAGATCACCTGGGTCGATCGGGAGTTTAATGTTTTCCGGCAACCGATGAACGATTGGAACCTGAACGGAAAACCGGAGGCGTGCCGATGACACAGCAAAGCAGGAAGATCAGATTCATCAAGCCATACGGGCTCAATGCGGTCGGTGACATCATCACACCGCAACCTTTTGACATTGCCCGGATTCTCGTCATGAGAGGTGTTGCAACGTGGGTCAAGGAAGACAAGGACCCTGACGGCGATGGCAAGGACGAAGGCGGGATCTTCGGGATCAAAAAAGCGTTCTCAGCGCCGCCCGTGGGCAAGAGTGGTAAAAGGGGTAAATAATGGCCGGAAGTTACGCCACAATCGGACAGGCTCGGGATTACGGATACCAGTCTCAGGACTCGGACGAGACGATCCTGATCGATATCATCAAGCGGGCCTCCCGGATGTTTGATCGATACTGCGGCCTCCCTGATGGCTATTTCGACCGCGTGCCGGCCTCCACTGCTGCCACAACTCGGTACTTTTGGGGTGACGGAACCGACTTTCTCAAGATCGATCCATACCTAACAGCCACGACGCCAACGGTCACGCTCCCGACCGGATTCTCGACAATCACCTGGATCGAGGCCAATCCGCTATCCACGACGAAAGCCCGGCACACGAACGCCGGGGAATTCTTCCTGATCCGCACGTACGGAGATAATGCCAGCAGGTTGACGGCACTTTCTGAGCGCCGGGATTACTTCTATGCTGAGTTCTCCAACGACATGGACTATATCGGCTGGCCTGCCGGAATCCGCGCCTCCGTCTCCGCAAAGTGGGGATGGGCCGCTGTGCCGGATGATGTTCGGGAAGCGGTCCTTGAAACGACGATCGCCATCTGGAGAAACAAGGATCAGGCATTCGCCCGCGCTGTGGCGATCGACTCCAATATTCTAATCAATGACGTGATGCCTCCCCGCGCCAAAATGATCGCGGATCGGTATCGTGTCGGAAAGGTGAGTTTCGCATGATCAAGCAATTCATTTCAGACCAGACCGGACAGGATATCGTGGAATATTCGCTCCTGCTGGTCCTGATCGGCGCAGCGGCGATCTTCCTCCTGACGGCAATGGGTCAGAGCATCAGCGCCATATTCTCGAAGATCAATGACCGGCTCGCCACGGCGAATGATTCCATCAGCGGGGGCGCTCAGTGAGACTCTACGCGGAGATCGACGGCGAAAAGGGGATCGATTACGCGATCGGGGCAATCCGTGAAGGAATATCCGATTGGCGTGAGGTCTGGCCGGAAGTCGAGCGCATCTTCTACGTGGCAACATTGGCGCAGTTTCGCACGATCGGCCAGCGGGGCGGCACTCCCTGGGCTCCGCTTTCTGCCGGTTATCGCAAGTGGAAAGAGAAGAAATATCCGGGCCAGCCGATCCTCGTCAGGACTGGCCGGCTGAGAAAATCGCTGACCGCCGTCGGCAATGAGGACACGATCAGGGATCAGCAGCCGATGGCGCTGACAATTGGAAGCTCAACACCTTACGGCATATTCCACCAGCGCGGGACGCGGAGAATGCCCGCTCGTCCGCCTCTGGTGCTGACGAAAACCGATTACGGGAAGATGGTCTCGCGGATGTTCAGGTACGCGCAGAAGGTCGGGGCGGACGCCGGCTTCAAGGTCGAGGGCCGCGCACAGTTCACGCCGGGGGCTGAATAATGGCATTCACGACCAGTCAATATTCCGCACAGTTTGCCTATCGGCTGATCGATAATATCCAGACATATTTGGAAGCATCGACAGCCACGGCACTGGCGGCGATTGACGCCGATCTGGATGATTTCGCTGACTACCGAACGCCGACACCTATCGTTTTAAACTTCCCGGCGCTTTTTATATCCACGTCCAGCTCGCGGCTCGAACAGTCCGACGATGATTCACACATCACCGGATTGCACGAATTTTATATCGATATCGCTGTAACTGGCGTGAACACCTACACATTGCAGCGAACTATACTCAAGTACGTTCTGGCGGTTGATCAGTGTCTGAGGACGATGGAAGTCACGGACATGATCAGCGGCGTCACGTCCTCGATCGGACATCCGATTTGGGAAGTGACGGATCACCAGTTCGGTCTCTTGACATCGAATGACACGATCTATCGGCTCGACGCCCGGCTGATTCTGGTCGTGCAATTACTGGAGAGATAATGGCTATAGAGCATAAGATCCTCGAAAAAGCCAAAACGATGGACCTCCCGCCCTTGCCGTGGACGCACAAGGCGCTCGGAGAAGATCTTTACTGTCACATTGCCGTTGAGTTGGGATATTTCAATCCCAAAACTGAGCCGGCAAATTATCGGCCTTCCCTCGATCCGACGCCGTTCCTGGGACTGCTCAAAGCAAAAACCAACACGAAAAAGACTGAGGAATAACAATGGCCGGAACATCGAAGGCATACGACTCAACAGAAATCATCCTCGGGCCTGCGGACGTATGGCTCGAAGTTGCGGTCCCGACCGCTGGCAACCGGCTGACGCTCCACACGGACGGAACGCCGGATGCTACGGCGAATCCTTCAGCGGTTCACCTCGGGATGACCGCCGCTGGAACGACATTCACCTATGCGCCCGAGATTCAGGACTTCAGCAGCGACGAGCTGACGGCCCCGCACCTGAGCCGCATCATCTCCGAGACGATGAAGCTGGAAGGCGAATTCCTGCAAGTCTTCGATTGGTCCATTCTGGCGAAGATGACGGTCGGCGGCACGAAGAATGTCAATACCAGCACGACCAGCGGATATGAGGAACTGACGATCGGCGGAATCTCCACGATCGACACTTTCTCTGTGGCGCTGATCGGGACCGACATCGGTGATCCGACTCTGTTCTGGGTGATCCAGCTCTATTCGACCTTCAACAAGGCCGGCTTCAATTTCTCGGTGACGAGGAAGGACCAGTCGAAAGCCAAGTTTGAATTCGTCGGACAGGCGATCACGAGCCGCACCAGCGGCGATCAGATCGGCAATTACTGGCATGAATCCGTCTAACTGAGGGCTGAATGAAGGCTTCAGAGTACAGGAAGAAGAAGCAGAAAGCGGAACTGACGGGAGAGATTACGCTCCCGTCAGGCGCGGTCTTCAAGATGCGCCGGCCTCCGCTGGATGTATGGATCGCGGCGGGGCGTGTGCCTCAGTCCTTCCTCCGGGCAATGCTGCAGGCTCAGGAAGGCGGCGCGGCGGCGGATGTCAATCTGACGCCGGACGAGACGATCGACGGGCTGGCCTTCGTGACTGAGGCGGTCATATATGCCTGTGTCGAGCCGCGGGTCGCGCTCAATCCTGATTCCGATGATGTGCTGGATCTGGCAGAGATCGATTCTGAGGACTTTCAATTCCTGACTCAGTGGATTCTCCAAGGATCGCCGGGCGTGCCGGTGAAGACGAAGACAGGGGAGGCGCAGGTGGAAAACCTGCAACGATTTCGCCAGAAGCGACCGGGCGGAGGCACTGCTGGCGATAGCGTTGACGGCGGCGAAGTTCGGGAAGAGGCCGAGCGATTTGTTGGCTCTGGATGATGATCTGATCGCTTTCGATTTCGACAACGCGGCGGCAATGCGCCTTCAGCAGTGGGAAGATGAGCGCAACGCCGCCTTTTTTAATGCTACCGGCGAGCCTTCGCCGGATGTCCGCTTTGAGGTCCACTGATGGCATTAGACCGCGAACAAGTTGGACTGCTCTTTAAGCTCCGGGCCGATTCGTCGGACGCGCAGCGGGCCTTAACTCAATTCCGGGGCGTCGTCCAGTCCACGGTCAACGATGTGTCTCAGCGGGCCAATGGGCTAGCCAATTCCTTCCTCAATGTCTCTCAGAATCTGACCGGCTTGACAACCGGCTTGACTGGCGTTGCTGGCGTGGCTGTCACGGTAGCAACCGGCCTGTTTGCCGTCGCCAGATCCGCGGCGGCTGCGATTGCCGATCTTGACGACCTGACACAGAAGACCGGGCTTTCGGTCGAAACTCTCTCCGCTCTGAAGGTCCAGCTTGAGCAGGATAATGTCAGCATGGAGTCGTTCGGGCGGGGCGTCCAATTTCTCCAGCGTCAGGTCGTAGCGGCTCAGACCGGAAACGATGATCTTCTAAAGTCATTCAAGGATCTTGGAATTGAGCTTGGCGGCACGACTGAAGATGTCCTCCGGCGCGTCGTGGCGAGATTTCAGCAGTTGCCGGATGAGGCGCAGAAGACAGCTTTCGCAACGCGGCTCTTTGGGCGGGCCGGGGCTGATCTGGTCGTCACACTGAACAACCTGAACGGCGATCTTGACGCCCACATCTCGAAAATGCGGGAGTTGGGGCTGACCGTCACGCCGGAAGCAGCGAAGGCGGCGGCGGAATTTGAAGATCAGATCGACCTTCTAACCAGACAGTTCGATGCCTTAAAGATTGAGGTCGGCAATGCGGTCATCCCGACCTTTACGGACTATATCCAGAAGATCAATGAGGCGGTCGTCAATACAAAGGCGCTTGTAAGGGAGAACGGGCTACTTCTCGGAGTGTGGAAAGAGATGGGCCGGGAGAACGCCAAGCGTATTCTTGAGGGCGTAGTCGGCGCTGGTCAGAGTCTCGGGCTATTCAACCCGCTTCTCCCAAATGCGCCCAACCTTAATCCTAACCAATACTCGCCGGCTCAGTTAAAAGCGCTACTCGATACGGGATCATTGACGCAGGGACTTCCTCCAGGATTCGGCGGGACTGACAAGGATAAAAAAGGCAAAGAACCAAAACTCCCGAATCTCCCGATCCGCGATTTCTCAAACATCGTGGAGCAGTATTTCCGGCAACTCGGACGGCTTGAAGAAGAGCAGATTAAGCGGCTCGAACAGGCGCGGGAGCGGTCGGCGCGTGTAATGGAAGACATCCTCCGCGAACAGCAGGACCGGGAAATTGAAGCTATCCGGGCGCAGATCGATCAACGGGTCATCACCGAAGAAGAGGGCGCCGCAAGGATCGCCGCCGTCAGGGTTGCAGCCTTCGCCCGGACTGAGGATCAGCTTGTCCAAAAGAGCAATGATATCGATGAAGAGATCACAAAAGCCCGTATAGCGGCAGAAGCAAGGCCATTCGATACCATTTTGCAGAGACGGCTTCAGGCTTTGCAGGCTGAGAGAGAATTAGTCCGCCGCCAGATCACGCAGACGCAGGAAGAGCGCACGTCCGCCGAAGAGCGTGGCAATGAGGCGATCAGGCAAGCGAGGGCGGCAGACACGCAGAATCTTTTTCAGGAGATCGAAAACAAGAAAAGGCTTTATCAGTCATTGCTTGCCGTCTTTGCTAATCGTCTTGTGCTTCAGGGATTCGACCAGAACACGGCGGAGGCCATTGTCGAGCAACAAAGAGTCTTAGGCCGGCAGCTTACTTTATGGGAGCAGATTCGGCTTGAAGCTCAATTGACCGCATCGGTGCTACAGCAGGAGATCCCCACGATCGGCGCGACATTTATCAATATGAAAAATGCTGTTGCTGAATCTCTCGGGGGACTGGTTGCCGCGTTTGTTGCTGGTCGTGCTTCACTGAGAGAGGCGGCGGCTGGTCTGTATAAGGCGGCACTTGCACCGCTTAAAGACTTCCTGCTGAAGAAGGCAAGGGCTGAATTTGCTCTCGGATTGGCCGATCTTGCAATGTTTAATTTTGCGGGAGCAGCCAAGCATTTCTTAGCGGGCGGTGCATTGGCGGCAGCGGCTGGACTGATTGACGCCGGAGGATCTGCGATTGCAGGCGGATCGCAGACGGTCGGGCCGGGATCTTATGGCGGATCGAGCAGTCAATCTCAAGGCGGGCAGACAAGGATCATTGAGCAGGGCGACCGCCAGCGACCGGAACCGCAGATCATCATCATCCGGGCCGAGACAGAGCCGGGCGTGGTCGTACGTAAGGTAGTCGAGGACTACCGGGGCAATGGTGAATCAAGGAAACTGCTGCGCCGCGATATGTTGGGGGATGGCGGATAAATGGCAACGATCGCAGATTATCCAGATGGAATAGGCACAGCCGGACCCTACATCTCCCGGCTGATCGATCAGCCTGTTGAGTATCAGGTGATGCGCTTCGAGTACGAGGACGGCGGGATGGATGTCAACGTCCAGCCTTGCGGCGTCCGGCGCTGGGTTCTGGAATATGAGGGGCTATCCGCATCCGATGTGTCAACGATCATCACTCATTTCAATCTGGCGAAGGGGCGGACCAACAACTTCGAGTTCTACCACCGGCGGGATGTCGCCACTTACGGCAATGTCAGGTATGCATCACTGGAACTGCCGAACCGGGTCAAGTCGTGGAGCAACGCCGTGGTCGTGACGCTTGAGAGGCTGGAATAATGCCGACAACGAATATCACATGGGAAAACCTAACCAATGCGACCGCTGTCGGCAATGATCTGTCGAACGATAACGGCGGATCGGATAACTGCTTCACGAACGCCAGCGGAACAGGCGATAGCGGCGGATCGTCGGTCGAAACCATCGCATCGTCTCAGGATTGGGAGTTTCGCTGTACTCTCGGGCCAAATCCTTCGGGCCGGACATTCGTCGGAATCCAGGATGGGACATTCTCGCTCGATTTTGCTGATTGGCAGTATTGCCTCCACGTTTCGACGGAGGTCAACACCAGCGGCACGCCACATCCGGCGAATTCGCTCTTCGTCTATGAGGGGCCGGTCCCGAATAAGACTTACAGAGACGGTGTCTGGTCCAACTCCGGCCAGCTTCTTCGGATCGTCTGCCGAAACAATCAGGTCCGGTATTATCTGGATTGCACTTACATCTACACCTCCCCGACCGCGCCAAGTTATCCGCTTTATGCCGTGGCCTCGATGGCTTGTCACGATTCGACCGTCCTCGATGCGCAGTTCATCACAGGGCCGGGCGTGGGATCAGGAACCGCAGGGATGACCGAAGGCGCGGAAAGCGGGGATGCCTGCTCTCCGTCGTGGGTGATCCCGACGCCGACCGCATTACCACAACCGCCGACCTCGGGCGCTCCGCGTGCTGTCCGGTTTCAGGAAGTGACGCCGGTCTGGGGTGAGTTCGGACACAACTTCGGGGACGGATCGCCAAATTACAACACGATCCAGACTTCGAGGATTCGCCGCTTCGAGGTGGACTGGAACGGCCTCGACGCGACACAGGCAGCGGCCCTTGACGCTCACTGGGAATCGACGCGGGGCGGGCTGTCCTTCTCGATCACAAATCCGCACACGGCTGAGACAATCACCGGATGCCGGTATGAAAGTTACACCCGGTCAAGCCATCAAAGATACTGGTCGCAGACCAGATCCGCGATGATTGTGAAATACACAAACTGATGCAGAACTGCGGCTCATCCATTCTCGGTATCCTCCAATCGGCGCAACGCGACCTTGTGGCCGTAGACTGTTTCGAGTTTTACGCGCCGACGGAAACGGACCTTTTCCCCGAGAACGCGGAAAAGCGATTCGCCGCGACGGAATTGATATGGTACGGGTGGAAATATGACCGGCAGGCAATCAGCCGGGGCGATATTTCCCGCTATATGGATGGCCGGTTCAACAATGTCCAGATCACGCTTTCCAACGTGGACCGGACGCTCGGGACGTGGCTTTCCGCGACCGAGATCGAAGGTTATCGCGTTGTCATCCGAATGGTCAGCCGGTCAGTGGCGGATGAGTCAATCGTGCTGTTTGTCGGGCGCTGTGATAAGCCTTTCGACGTGGACAATACAACGGTCACGATTCAGGCGAAGCAGGATCTGGGAAGCATTGAGAATGATCTGCCGTGGCAGCAGTTCTCATCGAAATGTCCGCTCAAGTTCAAGGGAACCGAATGCCTCGCGGGTGAGGCAGTCGGGACGAAATCCGCCGCGTATCAGGCCGCTTCGACCTGCAATAAGAGTTATCAGCAATGCGCGTCTTACGAAAACACAGATGCTTTCCAGGGGTTCCGCTTCAATTCGATCTCGGACAATTTCAAAGTTTCCGCCCGTCGCGGCGGGGCTGGCGGCGCATTCCTGGGATTGCTCGGGCTCGGCAATAAGCGCGTCACAAAACAATGGACCTCGCAGGATGCCACGCCCTACGGTCGATCGGTCCCGCTCGGACTGGGCCGGACCCAGATCGACCTGATCAACGTCCAGACGGCGGACACAGGTCAATACTTGGCAGGGCAGGCGGTAATCGGTGAGGGTGAGGTTGCAAAGATCCTCAACCTTCGCAACGTCACGGCAGGATGGGCCGACACTTTCCAGTTTTCGGATACTCACGTCGGGAAGTACGGGACGCAGGCAGGGCAAGCGCCGACTGCCGGATTTTTCCCGGCGGGTGACGTTTATAGTCACCGGGCCTATGCCGAATACACGATCCTCGGGACGAACCCGGATACAGGAGATCCAGCGCCGACGCTCGCAGCGGTCATCCTGTGGCTGAAGATCCCCGTATTTGACGATTCCTGCTTCACTGGCCTCGACTGGTCTGACAATCCGGTCGAGCATCTGCGGTATCTGCTGACGGAGGAACGATCGCTCAATTACAATGGCGCGTGGATTGACAATACGATCGCCTCGGAAACGGCCAGCTATTGCAACGATCCGCTGATCGACACGTCAGGCGGTGAGGATGTTTACGTCTCGACTTCCGCGGGCGTGGCCGGAACCAGCTTCAAGCGATACCGCTCCACCGGTCTGCTCGATACCCATTATTTCCGGTACAAGCTGGGCCTGACCTCGACATACCCGGCGGAGCAGGAAGTCACTTATAACACCTACTCGCCTTCATCCGATCCGGGCGCGATCACGCCATCTACTTACTACCGCAAGAGATATACAGCGAACTGGCATCTTCGGGAACCGGTCAAGATCGTTGATTTTATTTTTAAGAGCCTGCTTCCTTGCTTCCGCGGCTACCTGATCACTGGCGCGGACGGAAAACTTCAGATCAAATCCGAGAAGCCGACGATCACCAGCTTTTTGCGGTCGAACGTGTCAGCCGGCCAGTCAGCTATTCCGATTGAAGATGCGGAGGCGTGGAAGGCGCTCGACGTGCCGGTTATTTATGCGCTCGTCGGGGTTGGCGAGGCGACAAGCGAGACGCGGCAGGTTTCCTCAATCGACTATTCGACAGCCGGAAACTCGATCACGCTGGCCGCGTCCGGCTCGGGGACGGCCTCGGGCGCGACTCTGGCAGGCGGGACCACTTCGATCCAGTCTCAGGGCTATGTGACGATCGGGAGCGCGGCATCCTGTACGATCACGATCGACGGCGTGGATGTTGCCTACACCGCCAATGCCAGCGACACGACCGGCACAATCGCCGGAATTCTGGCCGCTCTGATCAATGCGAACGCGACACTTAACCGATACGTCAAGGCAATATGGACCGTGGATTTACCGAATCAGGTATTGATTCGGTCGAAGATCGGAACGCTCAATGTTAGTTCCGGTTTGACAAGCGGGCATACGATAACGGAAACGGTTGCTTATATCGCCATGCCGTTTTCCGACGTGGCTTTTGGGGCTCTGACGCGAGGAAATATCCTCAAGAACAGCTTTAAGTGGCCGCTCGGGAATAAGCAGAGCAGTTATAACCAGTTCGTGATGACGTACAACGAAGCGGTTCAGGATTTCCAGCCGACGGAACTCCGGGAGAACGATTACGATCATCAGGACAAGGTGAACCGGATCAATAAGCTGGAAATCAGCGGCGCCTGTGTTGATAACTACCATCAGGCTGACCGACTGGTTCAGGCCACTCGGTACAAATACCGGGAGGGCGATTTCTTCAATGAATGGGCGACGACCGGACTGGCGCTCCTGCTCGAAGAGGGCGACGTGGTTTGCACGAATCACGCCTCGATGCCGAATCAGCGGAATTTACTGCTTCGGATTGAGGAATTGAAGGTCACGCAGGATCACCGCGTCAACATCGTCGGCAGGCTCTACGCGGACACGCAATTCCCGACAACAGCGACGGAGCGGACAGTAGTTTTGACGACCGGCGTCGGATGGGTCAGTGAACCGCCCGATCCTCCGTATAACGTGATCCTGACCAGTCCATCGTCGGGCGTCGTTCGCGGGACGTTCAGTTTTGCGGCTTTCGTCGGATCTCAGACGGCAAGATTGGAGGTCTGGCGAGCAGGTGAGGCTGGATATGTTGATACGGGGCTCCTTATTTCGCCGGATTCGGCCCTTGCTGGCGCTTTTGAGGTGTCAGGCATACCAACATCAGGGATCACACAGTTCCGGCTCGTGGCGGTCAGTTCTACGGGAAATGAGAGTGATCCAGTCACCGCCGCGTGGAACCCGGCAGGCGACATCCTCGAAGCAATCGTCTTCGATTGGACGACGGACATTTCGCAGGGGCAGGGGCTGGATTATCTCGAGGTTGAGGTTTTTAGATAATGGCAACTTACTCAAAGGAAAAACTCAGCGGATCAACGGACGGTCGAATGGTCAAGGTTGCCGCGACCGCGACCGCCGGAACGACAATTCACACAGCGCACGCGACCGCGCTTGATGAAATCTGGCTCTACGCGGTCAACTCAGACTCGACGGCAAGAAAACTGACGATCGAATTCGGCGGGACGACATCGCCGGACGACCTGATCGAGCAGACGATCCAGCCGGAATCCGGGTTGGTTCTCGTCGTTCCGGGCCTGCTCGTCACCAATTCGATTGTTGTCCGGGCGTTCTGCGCAACCACCAACGTTGTCATGATCGGCGGCTTCGTCAACAGGATCACTTAAATGAGCAGGAATTCTTTATTACAGCCGACACCTGGGACCGTGGCACCGGGAACCTATGGCGATGACTCGAACACGCCGATCATCACCGTAGACCAGTTCGGGCGCGTAACCGGGGTTTCGACCGTCGGGACAAGCGGCGCCGGATCTGCCGGCACGACCGCCGGGGCATACGGAAGTCGTCCGGCGGCGGGAAACTCCGGGGCGATCTACTATCCGACGGATTCATGGTCGATTCAGCGCGATAACGGGTCAACATGGGCGCATTGGGGACCGCTCTATTACCTGAATATGTCGAAGGTTGTCGCTGATTTCGCGTGGATCAATCAGGAAACCGCGACGGCAACGGACACCAAAGGCGGAATCGTGATGACTCCGCCAGTCGGGACGGGCTCATCGATCAATCTGCTCAAGCGGACGGCGCCGGCCACGCCCTACACGATCACGGCGGGCGGCATCCTGAATGCGGTCGGGACGAATTCGCTCCGAATGGGCTTGTGCTTCCGGCAGTCCTCGGATGGAAAGATCGTTTATCACGCGATCGGATACGGTGGAAGCAACTGGAAGATTGAAGGATTCAAGTTCACGAATGCGACCACATACGCCGGGGCCACTTACTACACATACGAGTTTATGCCGATGGGCGGGATGATCTGGTGCCGGATCGCTGACGACGGAGCGAACCGGATCACCTCGATCTCAAGCGACGGACAGAACTTTGTGGACATTCACAGCGTCACCCGGACGGACTATTTGACAGCCGATGAGATCGGCATCGCGGTGGATTGTAATAATGCGAGCCTGATTTGTATTGCGAACTGGCTCCACTACGTTGAGGCATAATCATGGCGGTCGGTACTACGGCATTTCCTACAGCACTGGATACGGCGGTTGAGCTGGTCGAGGCGGCGAATAATGCCAGCACGACATTAAACGGAACTCTGACGATCGGCGCGACAACAATCACGGTCAGCAGCACCAGCCTTTTTCCGTCGTCCGGCCTGATCACGATCGAAAGCGAGATCATCAGTTACACCGGGACGACCGCGACCACGTTCACCGGATGCACACGCGGCGTTGACGGGACCAGCGCGGCCAGCCATGCCGACACGACCGATGTTTATGGTTACTACACCAGCCTGCATCATGAGGCGCTTCGCGGCGCCATCATCGCAGTCGAGACGAAGCTCGGCTACGGCTCCAGCACATCAACGGCGAACACCGTCCTGCTCGGCAACGGCACAGGGACGAGTGCATGGGGCGCGATTACCAACGCCTACATCGACGCATCGGCGGCAATCGCTCACAGCAAGATGGCGGCGCTGACAGCCTCGCGCCTGATGGTCACTGATGCCTCTGGCTTCGCCTCTGCTTCGTCTGTTACGTCCACCGAGGCCGGATACCTGTCCGGCGTGACATCGGCCATCCAGACGCAGATAGACGGCAAACAGGCGGCATTCAGCTATGCTGGCCCTGCAACGGGCGCGGCTGCGGCTCCGGCGTTTCGCTCGCTGGTCGCGGCTGACATTCCTGATCTCTCGGCGATTTACGCGCTACTCGGTCATGATCACGACGGCGACTACCAGCCAATCGACCAGGACTTAACCGACATTGCTACACTCACAGGCGATGGACTACTGCGCCGATCGTCGAATGTCTGGGCGATGGATTCGGCTGCCTACCTGACCGGCAACCAAACGATCACGCTGTCTGGCGACGTGAGCGGCTCGGGCGCAACGTCAATCTCCGTGACGATCGGGGCGGGTAAAGTCACGAATGCCATGCTTGCCGGCTCGATCGCTATATCGAAGCTCTCGATCACCGGCACGCCAGACGGATCAAAATTTCTGCGCGATGACGGGTCATGGCAGGTTCCCGGCGGCGGCGGGACAGTCACCAGTGTTGGTCTCTCATTGCCGGCGATATTCACTGTAAGCGGATCTCCGGTCACAGGGGCCGGGACGCTAACCGGCGATCTTGCGGATCAAGTTGCGAATACTGTTTTTGCTGGCCCTGAGACCGGGGCCGATGATACGCCCGCTTTCCGCGCTCTGGTCGCTGCCGACATCCCTGATCTCTCAGCAAGTTACTCTGTCGTTGGTCATAACCACTCTGGCGTCTACGAACCGGCGAACGCGAATATCCAGTCGCATATTGCCAGCACATCGAACCCGCACAGCGTCACCAAGTCTCAGATCGGCCTAGGAAATGTCGAGAATACCGCGATCTCAACGTGGGCAGGATCGGCGAATATTACGACGGTCGGCACGATCACGAGCGGCGGTCTGGGGACGGGTGCAGTCATTGGCGGCGTCACGATGACGCTCGGCTCGGATGCGGACGGTGATATTTATTACAGGTCGTCAAACGTCCTGACCCGACTGCCCAAAGGTACGGCACTGCAACGGCTCAGGATGAATGCCGGGGCGACGGCGCCGGAATGGTTCACGGACAGCGGCGGCGGTCTCACGGTCGACACGACGGCGATTGCGAGCGGGACGGCGGGAACGATTCTCTATCAGACTTCCGGCAACGTATTGGGTGAGATTGCGGGAAGCTCGGTCACGGCGAATGGTGCGATTTCGTTCACGCCTACCGCACGCACAAGCGGTTCTCCAGCCTTGCCGTTCGCTCAGTTTCTTAGCGCCGCTGATACTGGATTGGGCAACGTCGAACAGATCGCTTTTCAGTTCGGCGGTGATGCGAGTCAGGCGACGGTCACGCGAACATTGACGGGCGGGGGCGGGGCGATTGCTTTATGGCGGAATGCGTTGTTCGTCGCGCCGACTATTGCGGCATCAGCTTCTCAGACAATCACCCAAAGCGGCACAGTGGCAATCGCCGGGCCACCTATAGCTGGCACGAATATCACGCTGACCAGTCCTACCGCCCTATTGATTCGCACGAACCGCAGCGATCAATCCAGCATTCGGCTAGACGGTTCTTCTGGAAATACATACAACTCGATTGACTACGTGACATCGGCAAGAACGTTTAGTTTAACTGGATCAGCTAATACGTGGTATTTGCTAGATAGAGGGTCGGGTACTTTCCCGTTTTATGTGGACGCGGGGTCTAGTTATCCTCGAATGGGAATTGGGACTAACGCTATTGACACTAGTACGCATCTGCGAGTGCTGTCAAGCTCGGCCTCCCGCGTGGGGCTGCGCGTGGACAGCGCGAGCAGTCCGAGCGTGCCGATATTCGAGGTGCGCGTGAACGGCACGGCTGATACGGCGCTTGAGGTAGACGGCGATTCGACCGCAGGCAACACCCGCCTGCTCATCTACGACGTGGACAACGCCACGCTTGAGCGCGTCAGCGTGGGCGCGGCTGACAGTGGCGGCAGCGGGTTTAAGGTTCTCAGGATACCGAACTAACACGGAGGGCAACAATGCCAGCACCAACAAAGTTATTCGATGTCGGCAACGGCAACGGCGCAGTCCTCGCGGGCGAAACCGTTGACCGTGGCACG